TTGTAGAGTGTGTAATACTTTGAGTGAAGTTGAGGTATTTTGAGTGATTCATCATGTAAATTATCAGGGTCAATATGAGAGTCTTTCTCCCACATCGCCTGAATTTTTTCAAGATCCATTAATTACTTGCTGATAAATTATAAATTGTGTACTTAAATGTTGCCTCTGCTGTAAAATACTGTACATCTGTATTTGTAGCATCAAAATCTAAAGATGTCAAGGATGTTGGAAATAGGTCATTAAATTTAACCTTTGCTACTTCTCTGTAATTGCTGTTTAGAATACTAAGAGTTCCATCACAAAATGCTTGTTTTGGATCTCTCAAACCTTCTTTATCTTTATTAAGGTCTGCAAACTGTTTAGTAGATTCTGGAAATCCTAAACCTTTTAACCAAGTATAAACAGAAATATAGTTTTCCATATTCTCATCAACTAAAAAACGAAGTGTTAAATCACCGTATGTTAATCTCTCACCAGGTACATCTATATTTTTTAAATAAGATGGTTGACGAGTAAGTTCGAGGTTCAACTCTGGTATTCTAGCAGAATTTGAGAAAAAGTCAACCTTTGGAAACTTTGTCAAATTAAATTTAAAAGCAACACCTGAAAGGAAATTACGATTATCTATTTGCTTTGCGAATGCCGAACTTGTCATTATCTTTTTAATTATTTAGAATAAATCATTCCAATTTGACCCATCATAACACTGTAATTTATTTGATGATGTGTTAAAAATTATCGAACCTGTCTCAGATGTTAATCCAACCCTCTCATCTGTTGTGTACCTTGGAGGTACAAACTGACCATTGAAAGGTGGTAATGTAAAAATTTCAGTATACTGAGACATAGGATTTTTGATTATTTATGAGTAGTAAAAACAATTCCCTGTAAATGGTCAAATTCGTGTAAAAATATTCTTGCTGCCATACCACTTAATTTTATTTTATGATCTTTTTTATCCTCGTCCTCATATTTTACCACAATTTTGTCTGGTCTGTGGACATTTATAATCTCACCAGGAAAAGATAAACATCCTTCCTCATACCAAACACAATCATCATATTTTTTTATGACACGAGGATTAAAGCATACAACAATGTCATTCGTTTCAATATCTCTTATCATCGCAAATGCTCTTGCATCAATACCAATTTGATTTGCAGAAAGACCTACTCCATCATAATGATGCATATTTTCAATTAATGTTTTCGCCAAAAAATGACGATCTAAATCCACACCACAAGGTTTGACCTTTTGATGTAATATTTTATCATTGGATTTAACTAGATCTCTTATCATCTTGTCTTGGGTTGTTTAAGAACCAAGAGGGACTTTCCATACTAACATTTATATAAACCGTTTTTGCATAATGTAATCCACGATAACACATAAAAGCAAAGACTTCATCTATGTCATGCTTATCTTCGTCCCACTCTGGTGCTTGTCCCCTACCTAATAGGTGTAACATGACCATATTTTATGTTTACAAATATTTATATATCAGGAAACGCAAACAAAAAAAGAGACCCCCGAAGGAGTCTCTGGAATCTCGAACGAGATATTTATTACATAAGGTTTGCAACCTTAACTCTTCTGTAGTATACGTTTGAGTTACGCTTAACTGTACCTGCACCAACAGTTGTACCTTCAGCGAATGGGTTAGCAACGATACCGTAACGAGTCTTAAACCCGATTTTTGGTTGGAATGTATCCTGACCAACTGCACGAACCATCTGTAGGGGAACGTATGGGCAGTAGAATAATCCAGCATCGTAAGGTGATGTACCTTTGTAACCAACAACGTAGTACTGATCTCCAGATACGTTAGCAGCAAATGGGTCGATGTATACTCTATACTTACCTTGTAATACACCAGCAAATGTATTGCCTGTGTCATCTACATTAAGGTTAGCATTTAGAGCAGGAGTGTAGTCGAGTACACCAGCCATGGTTAATGCAGAAGCAACGTCTGCTGAACACATGATCATGTTACCCTTTCCTCTACGAGTTTGCTGTGCGATTGCGTTAGCGTCTCTCTCGATTTGGAATATCAATCCCTTAAACTTCTCAACAGACCATCTTCCGTTTGAGTCTGTGTCTAAGTCGAATGTACCACCAGAAGCAACGTTTGCTTGAGCACCAGGCTTCGCTACGTTATAGATTGTTCTAATGACTTCTCTGTTGATTTCTCCAAGGATTTCAGTTGATAGAATGTTTGCTAACTCAGCCTCTGCATTCAATCCGTGGATTGCCTTAAGGTCTTGAGCTAATTCTAAACTGTACTCAGCTTTGAGTGCTCTGGACTTCGCAGTCACAGTAACTTTCTCGATGCTGAATGCCATCTGGTTGAAGTGATCTCCAGCTGCATTACCTAATGCTTCAGAGTCATCTGTTCTCATTCCAGAACCGACGTTGTACTGAGTAGCATCAGTTGGTGATGAAGCACCACTTAACAGACCAGGATTGCTTCCTTGCTGTGCAGTTGTACCTAAACCAACAGCTCCATCTGTGAAACCAGAAGTAACGTCTAATCCATCATCCTGTCCTGAGAATGCTGAATCTGCTTCGTTGAATAATGCTTCTGTTCCAGTCTGGTTGTTGAATCTGGATCTCATTGCGAAGATAAGTCCAGTTGGACCATTCATTGGTTGTACACCAGCTAAATCGTATGCCACCAAGTTAGGCATTGAACGACGAATTAGACTGATAAGTACTGGGTCGAAACCTGCAACAGGTGTAGTTGCGTCTGCAGAGAAACCTGCTGCACTACTAGAACTATTGGTGTTTACAGTTGGCTGTTCAGATAGGAATGATGCTTCCTCTCTTAATTCTTTTTCTTGGTTTTCAAGCAAGATAGCGGTTGTACTTCTTCTGTGTGCGTCCTTGATTGGATCAAGTCCATCATAATCGAGAATAGGTGCCCACTTCTCCTGCAATTGTTGTGTGTTATACATTTGCATTTGAGTTTTTACCTCTTAGTTTTTTTGTTTGAATTGTATTAAATTCACTTGTTAACAGCTCTGGAAAGAACATTCAGGTAGGCTTGCATTCTAGGAGCAACCTCTTCTGAGATTACTTCGTCTGTGGAAACCTCTTCTGATAAATTCTCAGAGGTGTTCTTTGGAGTACTAGTCTTACTTGGGAAATATGATTCCTTAAGTGTCTCTAGTTTCTCACGATAGTCTGCCTCACTTTCAAACTCAACCTTTTCGGCAAGACCAGCAAGTTTTTCCTTTTGAGTGTCTGCTAGACCCTCACATACAGAAGCGAAAACGCCATCTGCATTGGATTCTGCTAATCTCTTATTAAGAGCAACATTGCGATCAATCTGCTCATTGAGTTTATTCTCCATTTCATCAAGCTTGTCTACCATGCTATTAAGCACATCGTATTTGTCTTCAGGAATAGTTACATAATGTTCTTCAAAAAGTGATTTCATTCCGTCAAGGAATGATTCTGTCATTTCTGTTTTGAGTCCTGACTCTACCTGTAATGCGTTCTCTTGGAACCACTCATCACAGACATACTCTAAGTATGAGTCAACTCTCTCTGTTAAGCCTTTCTTAATCTCATCTAGTTCTTCAACTAGTGCAGTAGCATAGGCTTCTTGCAATTCTTCTTTGATTGCTCCAACTTTAGACTTAATTGCAGCCTCAAAGATAGTAGTTGCTTTTTTCTGGAAGTCTTCAGAAAGTTCTTCACCTTCAAGAAGTGCTGCGACATCTGCTTCGACATCAAACTTCTCTTCTTCGATGGTTTCTTCTTCTGTTGTCTCCTCCTCGGCAACAACCTCCTCTGTTTCAGAAGTTTCCTCTTCTGCAACAACTTCATCAGTTGCTTTAGCTTTTGGTTCTTCTTCGATTACATCGCCTTCAGGTTTTGTTTCCTCTGCCTTAGCTGCCTTTGCATTTACGATGTCCTTGACTTGAGCAAGGGTCGCTGCAGGGTCTTTAAGTTTTGCAGAGTCGTCATCTGGCTTGTAGTTTTCTGGTGTAGGTCCACCAAGATCCTCGACTTGAGCACCTGATGAGGGCATAAGTTCAGCTTTTGCTGCTCCTGCTGTGACCTGGTTTTCTTCGATGTTTTCCATTTCGTGTAAGTTGTTACCGAGTTTTTTTGATAATTCGTAAGAATCTATACTTATTTATAGATATTTTATATTTAGAGGTTATTTAGAAAATCGTGGAATAGACTTAACTTCTTCTCCTCTAGTCTTTGTTGATCGACAAGTGTATTAATTGTCCTTTGAGTTTTCTCTGCGAGTTGCTCACGAAGTGAACCTCCTTCCCAAATCCACTCTTTTCCTTCCATAATTCCATTCACAAAAGCGTCTGGTGCGGAAGGGTCTGCTACGATGTCAGCAGCAGTTGCAAGTTGGAAATCTTCTCCAACCATTTTACAACCATTATTACTCTCTTTAAGTGATCCAACACCACGAGAAGATACTCCGAGTTTGACTCCTTCATCTAGCAATGATGAGGCGATTTTACCCATTGGAGTTGATAATAATGTTGCCTTACCTCTAAAGTTGTTGCCTTCTCTTACGAGCGAGGTAATTTTGTGTGATACACGGTCAAGATTTACAGTTGGACCTTCGGGATGTCCCAGTTCTCCAAGTGCTCTTCCTTGACTCACAAAAGTTTTACAGTATCTATTGACTTCGTTTTCTAGAATGTCAACGGGATACATTCTCCCATTACGGTTTTTAATACCACCTTGAAGGAATACACCTTCTATACAAAGACGTTTTTTGCCTTTATATTTTTCAGTGATAAATTGTACTTGAGAAATTTCTTCTGTGATGAGTTTCATGATTCTATTTTAACTAATTGTGTATCCTGCTTTTGCACCTAAAACAGCAGCGTTTGCTGCAAAGATCGCTTCAGTTGGTTTCTTCTCTACAAATTCAACTTTGTTACCTGGTAAAGTAAAAGTTCCAATTGTTGTAGATCCACCAACTTCATCAATAACAGTCACTAGTCTTGCTGTTGTACTATTATTAACGAGACGAACGACTGTCGCACTACCGAAAGTAGACGCTCCTGCAGCATCAGTGCCACAAGCTGCTTCAGTACCTTTAATTAACGTGTTCATCTGTTTCTGGTTCTATAGTAGTTTCATCTTCCACTTCAAGTTCAGATTCTGCTTCGGGTGCATCTCCACCAAAAAGACTAGCAGCGACTTCTGGTCTAGCTGCGTCTACATATTCTGCTGCTTTGGCAAACAATCTTTCCTTTATTTTATCGGAAATATCACTAGCACTAGCGTCAGTTGCGATCAAATCCACAAGATCTTCCATAAGATTAATTTATTGCAATATACTTATTTATACATTTATGAGATCACCACTATACATACCTACCTTTTGTCGCATCAAAATTATGTTTAACTTCTGATGCTGATAATGCTGAACTATACATAAGAACACTTCCTAATCTTCCATCTAACCAACCATGATAACCAGTACTATTTGCAGCACCTCCAATTCTCATTGTGTTTGATGAAAAACTATTAGATAAGTTACCAGTTCCAATTTGAACTCCATCTTGATAAACTACTTGTGAACTTGCACCATCTCTGACTAAAGTTACATTGTACCACTGTGATTGATTCATACTTACATTCACTTCACAAGAACCAGTATTACTTCCTCCATGTCTAGTAAATCTTAAAATTTCTGGTGCACCAGTTGTATTAGTATTACGAAATAATCCGCACTCTGCTGTGCCATTTGTATCACCAGAAAATAAACTCGCAGCTCTTCTACTACCACCCCAAGAACCACTAATAATGTCTATATAAATCCAAACACTATATGTAAAAGAATTTGTTCCAGATGGTATGACACCAGTACCACCAACATCAACCCTGTCATTAGTTCCATCAAAATCAAAGTATCCACCATTGCCAGAGTTATAAGTAGCTCCAATGATATTTCCATTATTACCCTGTCCACTTATGTCTGTCCAAGTGTTTCCAGTGTTAGGAAATGAATTACTATTAGCAGCATCTAAGTGTAGAACTAAGTTATCAGTAATTATTCCACCTAATCCAAACCTAGTTTTCATCGCATCAAAATTCTGAGTAACCTCTGATGCTGATAGTTCTTTTTTATATAATTGAAGATTTGATATCCAAGCACCAACACACTGACTACCATTGTTTCTTGCAATACGTCTAAGATTACCATTTGCATTTGTTAGAGTTTTAGTATTACCAGTTGAACTATCAAATAATGTTCCATTTCGATACATTTTCATACTTCCTGTAGAAGCATTAGATGTAAATACCCAATGAGTCCATCCTGTATGAAGAGTTGTATTGGAAAAAGAACCTGAAAGTCTATCATAACCAGTTCCATCATATCCTTTATCAAAGTAATACATGTTTCCACTATAAGGAAGAGAATGAATATTCAGTATTCGACCATTACCAGGAGATGCACCAGTATCACCTAAAAATATAAGAGAAGATGTAGTTTGGGTTTGATTATAAGTCCATATAGCAAAAGTAATTTCATTACCTGTTAAATCAATTGCTGGTAGTGTCGCATGATGATCGTTAGAATCATCAAAACTTAAATATCCTCCATGACTTGAACTATAGGTAGGACCATTGACTAAGGTTGTATGATTACCTTGCCCACTTAAATCAGTCCATGTTGTACCACTACCAGAGTAAGAGGAAGAATCACCAGCATCTAAATGTAGAACTAAGTTACTAGTAACTATTCCTCCACTATCTCCAGCACTCTTCATACTTAATGAAGCAACACCACCACCGAATCCACTCATTGATTTCATAACTTACCTCCTATCATTAAGATGCAAGTAAATATATGGGATTAGAAGATACCCCCGAACCACTACCACAAATTCCAGGTTGAGTTTGACTACTTCTACTTATTGTTTGACTTGTTGTATTTGAATGCCAATCGTTACCCCAGTAACTCCAAAAAGTTTCTCTTGGACTACTACCTCTCCAAGAATCAGCTTTACCACTTTGTAAGTTTCCATAATAAGCACAAAGAACTTGAGTATCATTATCTGAGTCTCTATTAACACCCCAAATTACAAATTTAGTTGGTGTTTGGTTTTGTGTATTATCTAGATAATGTCCACTATTTGCACTCATAGTCCCACTATGATAATTACCTGCAACAAAATTTTCTACAGAATTGGCACCGTATAAACTATCATTACCTGCCCAACTACTATTATTAATATTATAGGTATCTAAATCTAATATGATATTGTACATGGTTTTAGTTGTCGCAGAGACTAAATCATATACAATATATTTACTGAAATTTGTAGTAGGATTCAATCCTGCTCCACCAGTATGATCACTTGCTAAAGCTATTTTAGTTATGCCTGTCTTATTAAAAAACGCACTATAAAGTCCAGTACCATCACCAATACCTGTTCTATTATTTGCACCAGTGCCACTTTCAGTTGCAGATCTAAAATTATTATTACCTGTATAAGCAAATTCTGGTTGATTATTACCGTGGTTGCCTTTTACAGTTGTTGACATTAATATTTCCCATCCACCACTACCACCTGCACCACCACGGAAAAGTGAAGTTGCACCACCACCAAGACCAGTCATTGATAAGGGCATATTAAATCTCCGCTGTCTTTGTATCCTTTTGATATTCTGCGTCTGTTACCTTTGCAGCAGAAGCATCTGGATCTTCATCAACTGGAACATTTCCTAAATCTTGTCCTTCTTGAGGTAATGGTTCTCCTGTAATTGGATCAACCTCTGCTGGATTTGGAATAATACCTTTTTCAATTTCATCTTCAATCTGCATATCAATTTCTTCAATTTCCTGATCTGTTTGTTGAAGAACTCTCTTACGAACATACTCTGTTGAATAAAACTTACCAATATAAGGTTCAATCGTCGCAAGATTGCTCAAACGATTTTGTAACATCTCTGATTCTTTGAGTTCTGCAAACTGATTATCATATAAGAAATCATACTGAATATGATCTTCCATTTGTGCCCAATCTTCAGGAGTAACAATATTCTTAAGAATGAGTTGTGTCTTAAGCATATCGTTGAACATCGCTGCAAAACGCTTTCTTAAACGTCCAACAAATTTTGCAAATCCAAGTTCATCTCTTAATATCTCTGATGAACGACCTAAATTAAATCCACTATCAGCACCAATTCTTGATTCTGGTACGCCCAATGCACGATATAATTTTTTCTGGAAGTATTCAATATCAGCAAGTTCTCCAAGATTTTGACCACCTGGTAGAGTTGTGATTTCGGTTCCCCGACCACCTTCTCTTCTTGGCAACCAGAAATCTTCCATCATTGACATAAATTTACGGTCATCACGAATCTCACCAGTCTGTGCATTATACACTAACTTATTACGATAACGATTCATTACCTCTTTGAGGTATTGTTCTGCCTTAATTTTTGGTAGATTTCCAACATCAATGTAAAAAATTCTTCTTTCTGGTGCTCTTGATAGTCTGTAAATAACTAAACTATCTTCAATCATTCTTAATTGATTAAGTGCTTTGATTGCTTTCTGTAGATAAGAAAGAACTCTGTTCTTATTACGGTCTACTAATCCTGATGTACAATATGTAATTGAATCTTTTGATATCTTAACAGCATTCTTACCTGCCTGAGTTATCATTCCTGTAGGAAAGTTTGGTTTTGACGTATAAAGATAATATTCATCAAACTGTGGATTTGGAACAGATTGTTTTTCTGGTCTTAATCTTGAATTAACATCAGTATTTTCTTTTTTCTCTTGACGAATATACTTCAACTTCATCGGATCAATATATCTTAGATCCTTAATACCTTCTTGAGGATTCTTTAAATCTATAACTTTGAGGTAATATAAACGACCATCAATATACCAGTTACGGAAAATTTCGTGAGACTTCTTATCGAAGTCCATTGTTTCTTTTAAATATCTAAATTCTTCTCTAATTTTTTTCTTGATGCCTTCACTAGCATTAAGGTTTGATAACTCTACCTCTACTGGTGAGTCATATAAATCTGTGACAATTGCTTCATTAACAACATCTTCGATAGCCTTATCCACTTCTGGATGTAAAGCCATCTCTCGATATCTCTTAATTAATTCGTGTTCGTTACGATATGCACCTTCAATATCTACGTATTGACCATAAAACCCGCTAGAAATATAATTATCAACCCCGTCCTCATTATTCTTGGGGACAGGGCTGACAATTGAAGCGGATTGCTTCTCTGTATCCTCAATTTTAAAACCAAAAAGTTTTGCCATTATATTATGAACTTGTTATTATGTTCTATTTAGCTGATGTTCACACCGCCTGAAACTGGACTATCTCCTTTCAAGATTTCAATATACTGAACCTGAAGTTCAACAGTAAATTCCTGAATACCTTGAGCGTCATATGAAAGTTCGATAGGACCAACCTGTGTTGGGAATGTATCATAGAAACGATATTTCCTGATACTTTGTCCATCACGGTCAAGTTGGAATACAAATGCATCTGCCTGATAATCTGCTGGATTTACTAAACCAGTATTATCACTTAGTTTGTTGATTGTATTCATCCAGTTCTCAAACGCTGACCTTATTGCAAAGTCTGTGTCGTTGATAACTGTAACTGTCCAAGAATCGAATGTTCTGTCACCTGCGATTTTGAGAACCCTTCCACGGAAAGGAACTTCAATTTGTGCGATATTAGATGCTGGAAGTCGTGCCCCTTTAACTAAAAATCTTGATTTATCAAGAACATCCTGTGCTGGTTGAGCAGCATCTGGGAATGTGAGGACAACTTCAAACAGATTAGCACGAGCACCGCCACCTGTCAACTTACTCTTAAAGTCGGAAATCGTCCTTAATGGTGGTGGATTGACCTGATTTCTACTAGCCATAGTTGATTAAACCTCTGTTAATTAAACGGAACCAATTACTTCTTCAAATGCAACACCAGTTCTGGTGGCAACAAAAGTAAGACCAATGAAGTTAATTGATCTTGCTGGTTTGATAAAGATGTCAGCAACAAATTCATTTCTGTCAATGACTGCTGCAGTGTTATTTGTTTGATCGCAAATCACAACAAAGTCAAATATACCTCTGTTGGATTGAACCTCTCTTAAGAATGGTTCAACTATATTTACGAAGTTTGTCCTTGTTAGTTCATCGTTGAACTCAAAGAGTTGATCCTTAGCCGCTGCTGAAATAGCATCTTCTAAGAAAATGAACAATCTACGAACGTTGATTCTGTCAAACGCTGATGACTTACCGAATCCAGTTTTGTCTCCAAAGAGAACAATACCAGCACCAGGTGAAAGAATTACAGGATTAACTCTATTTGAATATAGAATGTCTCTCTGTTTCTTACCAGGATTGTAGATAAGTTTTACAGAATTTAGAATTGATCCTCTTGCTGTACCAGCAGGTGAGAACCAAGGGAACTGTTCGATGTCAGTTCTTGCACAAGTTCCAGCAATGTCACCATTTAAAGGTACATAGCGGAATGTGTTATTAAATCTATCAAACATATACTTGTATCCACTATCGAATACACCGTATGTTGTTGATGTGATTGGAGCATAGAAACCTACGACATTTTCTGTCATTGTGTCTATGTTGTTTACAGTTACAGATCCAACTGAACTATCGTTCAAGAATGCTTGACGATAAGGTGAAATGAATGCGACTGCATCTTTTCTTGCCTCTGCAACAGCGATTGCTTTTTCAGCAACTGCCTGTGATTGCTCTTTAGAATAATGAGCAGCACCCATAAGAATAAAGTCAACTTCAATCTCTTCAGTATTTTCAAATAATGTTAATCCTGAGATTATATCATCAATACCAGAGTTTAGAGCACCTGTTGTGGTATAGTCTGTTTTACCACCGTAGTTTTTACCTTTAGGATGATCGACATGAAGTGATGTTAAACCAGTACCAACAATACTTCCAAGTGTTGCACCTTGATTTCCTACACCAGCAAAAGTAACGTTTTCAACGTTCTGATCCCATCCAGTATCAGCATCAATAGTGTTTGTGCTACTTACAGAGTAAGAAGTTGTAGTAATTCCAGCGAATCCACCACCACTACCACCGTAGATGTACTTAGAGTTAGTTGCAAGATACTTTCTCCAGTATGCTGTTGAACCTACTGAATACTCAGCATCCTTTCCTTTTGATAAGTTTAGATGCTTTTCAAGAATTGTTCCAGCATTACCTGTAATTTCTCCTTTGTCATCAATTACAACAACGTGAACCTCATCAAATCTACCGCCTCTTGCAGCAGCATATGCTGAAGTGCCTGGTTTGTCTGATAATTGATCCCATTCTAATGTTCCAACTGAAAGTTCTATGTTCTGTTGTGCGAACCAGTCTTGTTGTTGTGTGTATGTTACTGTACCAGCACTGACTGTGCTAAATCCAACA